CCATTTAGAAATCTAAGGAGATAATGGCAGGCATAACACAAACCATTCCACAATACTCATTGGGTATATCAGAGCAGCCTGATAACTTGAAATTTCCCGGTCAGGTTTCAGATTCTATCAACGCTATACCAGATGTAACCAAAGGTCTATTTAAAAGACCGGGTGCAGCCAGAATAGGAACCGATGCTTTATCCAGCGTGCAGAGTGGAGGTTCGTGGTTTCACTACTTTCGTGACGAAACAGAAGGATCTTATATAGGACAGATAGCAGCTGACGGTCAAGTTAGAGTCTGGCGTTGTAACGATGGGCAGCTGATGACTACAGCCTACGGCACAGGTGGGCAGACAGCTATTACAAACTATCTAGCTACAAGCACACCAGAAAACATACAGACACTTACAATCAATGATACCACCTTTGTTACTAATCGTGATACTACTAATGCTAACACTCTCATTGGGACAACGGGAACTACAGATGCTACACCAGATGCTCACTTCGCTTTTCTAGAACTATTACGTACAGAAAATGGTAGGCAGTATGGACTAAACATATCAAACAGTACTGCCACACAAACTCTTGATCGTGCTACACGTATCGAAATACAGAGTGATAACCTTGATGAGTCTGATGGCACAGGGCATTGTCCCGGTATTGGTACTCAAGTATTTAGTGTAGATTCTGGTAGTAAAACCAACTTAATATTCAGACTTAACGTTTTAGGTCAGCAAGGTGTTAGTCCTAACTATGGTGCTAACCAAAACGGTGCTGGTGGACAGGACTACAGATGTAGTTACAATAGAGAAGCTGTACTATTACATGGTGGCGAAGGTTATGTTACTAACGATACAGTTACAGCTACACTTACTTCAGCTGCTGGAGGTGCAGATACTAACGGTAATGGCACACCAGATGCCGCTGCTACATATACTATCAAAGTTGTAGATCATGAAAGAACTACAGTGCAAGCTAATCTAGGTCTAATTAGGCCAGCTCCTACACCGTTTGATGCACAAACTGCTGTAACTGCTGATGCTATTCTAGGTAGTCTAAAAGAAGAGATTGATGCTATATCAGGTATTAGTGCTAAAATCATAGGCTCTGGTATGTATCTATCAAGTGCTAACCCATTTAATGTAGAGGTTGTAGAAGAAGATCTCATGCGTGTTATGCAGAGTTCTGTTAATGATGTAACAAACTTACCAAACCAATGTAAGCATGGTTATATAGTTAAGATTTCTAACTCTCGAATGGCAGATGAAGATGACTACTATGTACGTTTTGATGGAGAGAATAATCAAGACGGCACTGGATCTTGGTCAGAGTGTGCAAAGCCCGGCATAGCCAAGACTTTAACAAACATGCCACTTGTAATACAGCGTACAGCTACAACAACATTTACTGTCAAGCAGTTTACATATCAAGATAGGCGAGTTGGTGATGACTTGACTAACCCACTACCTAGCTTTGTAGGCCAGCGTATCAACAAAGTATTGTTTTTCCGTAACAGATTAGCACTGCTGTCAGGTGAGAATGTTATAACATCACGACCGGGAACCCTTGGTATACCTGACTTTTTTGTAGAGTCAGCACTTACAACATCAGCAAGTGACCCGATTGATATATCTGCCGCATCTATGTTTCCTTCAGAACTGTTTGACGGTATTGAAATTAATACAGGTTTACTTGTGTTCAGTACAAACCAACAGTTTTTGTTAGCATCTGACGATACAGTTTTAAATCCAGATACAGCTAAACTGCGTAGTATATCTACATTTAATTATAATGAAACCATATCTCCTATATCTCTAGGCACAACTGTAGCCTACATAGATAACTCTGGTAAGTTTAGTCGCTTCAATGAAATGGCAAACGTGCAAAGAGAAGGAGAACCAAACGTTGTAGAGGTAAGTAAGATTGTACCTACTCTACTACCAAAAGATATAGACCTTATCACTAACTCTAGAGAAAACTCTATAGTATTGATGGGTAAAACAAACTCAGATATAGTCTTTGGTTATAAGTATTTACAGATAGCCAACAAACGACAACAGGCTGCATGGTTTAGATGGAAGCTTAATAACCCATTGATATATCATTTTATCATCAATGACGAATACTTCTTTCTAGATAGTGACTATTATCTACAGAGTATAAAATTAGTGCAGGCTGATTCAGACCCTAGCATAGTACAAGATAATGTCGACTTCTTATTACATGTGGATAATCATACTACTGTTAGCGGCGGCAGCTTTAACGCAACTACGAATATAACTACCTTTAGTGGTGTTAGTTGGCTAAATACAGTTACCACGCCTAACTATGATTTAGTAGTAATTGATACAAACACATCATCATCACGAGTTGGACGTTACGCAAAACCTACAGTATCAGGTACAAGCTTTACTTTACCCGGTGACTGGTCAGGTGTGACACTTACAATAGGTTACATCTACGATTACGAGGTTACATTTCCTACTTTCTATCCTACAAAAGGCACAGGAGACAAAGTAGCTGCTGATGTCAACTCATCTCTAATTTTACATAGAGTTAAAATACACTTTGGAAAGATTGGACTTTATGAAACAACACTTGAACGAGTCGGTAAACCTGACTACACAGAAGTATACGAATCAACAGAACTGGACGAGTACGACGCATCTGATGCACCATATCTCGAAGAGTTTATACAGACTGTCCCAGTCTACGAACGTAACACAAACGTAGATATAAAGCTCAAATCTTCACACCCTGCCCCAGCTACGCTACATGCTTTGTCTTGGGAAGGTGACTATTCACCCAGATTTTACAATCGTGTCTAATTATATACACCCAATCACATTGGAGGCTGCTACAGAAGTGGCCTCTAATCTCCGTCCAGATGACCTCAGAGAGGTCGAAGAAGGCCATGGTATAGATCATAGGTTCATACCTCTTATCATGTCTCAGAATCCCTCCTACGTGTATTTCACAGTGCCTGACGGCAAGACTGCTGGCATGGCCGGAGTAGGACAAGAAGGTGATATATGGATGCTTTGCACTCCTGATATACACCGATACCCAATTACATTCGCAAGAGAGGCCAAACGGTATGTCGATAGCCGTACTGAGCCACTCCTCTGGAATATAGTTGACAGTAGAAACACAGCACATTTAAAACTGCTAAAGTTTCTAGGTTTCAAGTTTTTACGTAAGTTAAAACATGGGCCAAACAATGTAACATTTATTGAATTTTGCCGTGTGCGTAGACGCTAATGCTGGAGCAAGAGCCCAAGCTCGTGCCCAAGCTAGAAAACAAGATGCCGTTCATAGACAACGGGCATTATCATTTTGGAACAGAGAAGCGCAGTTCAGACGTAATCTAGATAGATCAGTTATTGGACTAAGCCGTGACCAAAGTGACATATATCAAAACGCTCTATACCAAGCTGGTAAAGGAAGAGCAGCTAATCAAAATGCTTACGTAAAATACTTACGTAGTAAAAAAGTAAATGAAGGAGGCCGAGCTAGAAAGTTTGGTAAGGCCGGTAAGAAAGCATTTCTTGCAAAGAAAGCTAATGTAGAAAGTGTACTCAATCGAATATATGGACAGCAAGGTGCGCTGAGACAACAGCAAGCTATGCGTAGCTTCCGGAGTTTCCAAGGTAAAGCCCGAGAAAAGATGGGACTACCAGCACAGCCACCACCACCAGTAATGATGCCACCAACCAACAGGCTTGGAGGTGCGTTATCGTTAGCTCAGAGTGCACTAAGTATTGGTGCAAGTATTGCTACTATATCGTCTGATATAAAATTAAAAGAAAATATAACTGAAGTTGGTAAGTCGCCACAAGGTTACAACATATACGAATTTAACTATAAGGCTAGACCAGAAATACGTTATCGTGGTGTTATGGCACAAGATGTAGTAAAGATACATCCTATGGCTGTAGAAGTTATGGATAACGGCTACCTTGGTGTTAAGTATGATATGATAGACGTTAACATGGAGGAAGTATGAGTCAGTTTGGATTCGGCCAACAGATAGGTCAGCAGCGTGATGCTCTAAGTGGGTCAAGCAGATCCAACTATGCAAGCGAAGAAGCTGACCTAACTGATGGTCTTATAGCCCAAGTCGAAAAAATCGACATACCCAACACTAATCAATTCTACGAAAACATAAAGTTTGTTGAGAAGGTAAAAGAGCAAGGCAACCTTATCAACACGATGAAACAAATAGCTGGTACGTTTGAGCAAGGAGCTAGATTTAAAACAGCCTTTGACTCTATGCAAGCTAGAAAAGATACTGAAAACAGATATAAAAGTGATGACAAAACTAAAACAGCTTTTGGTACAAGTGTAGCAACTATAGTTGAAAAAGCTAACCTTACAAATATAGAAGTAGAAAAAGAAACTAAAGAGCTTGATGACACTAGCGTAGACCTAGAAGTAGAAAAACAACAAACTGATAGTGTAGAATTTAAAAATGATATAACAGACCTTCAATTTAACCTTGCAGAAATTAAAGAAGGTTCAAACTTTAGACAGATTGCTAATGAGGTGGATGGGCTTATACCCTCACTTTTTGCCACTAGATCAGCTCAAAGTGGGTTAAATACTATAACTACAACAGGAGAAGCTCAAGAAGCACTAGGCTTAAATGGTGTTGCTGGTAAACTTTTAGATGGTATATTTTTTGAGTACGCACAACAAGGTGTCGATATTACAAACCCAAGAATACAAAATAAAATAATAGCTAAACATGCTAAGACTTTACTAAAAGCTGAACAAGCTGCACTCAATACATGGTCTACTAACCATAGAGCAAAGGTAAGAGTTGGTCAAGAAGCTAACATTAAGGCTGGTGTTATATCAAATGGTGGGCAAGGTAACGCTAACGCCATGTGGGGTGATAATGGTATGGTAGCTCAAACTAACACTATTAAGTTTGGTGGTGTTAGCCAAGCAGCAAGTGCAATAGATGTAGCTGAAACATTACGTGATGCTATCAACTCTGGTACTGCTGTAGGCACAGAGGGTCTTACAATATCTCCAAACAACATTGATGACTTGTTTCATAATCAACCTGTGATAATCAACGGTAAAGAATACCCAAGCTACGATAGGATACCTGACAATATCATATCTGCCAATGTAAAAGGCACAGTTATGAATATTGTTAAAAATGCAATGAGAGAAAAGGAGACAGAAATATTTGATAATCTAGAAACAGATCGTAGTAACTTTGACAAAGCATTTATAAAAACAAATATAGAAGATAAATTACCAAGTCTTAGTACTGAACAAAGAAAGTTATTTTACTCTGGTGAAAACGCTACAAACATAATGCTTCAGTATGCAAATCAGATACAAAGCCCTGCTAATAAACATCTAGCAAAGTATGATATAAATGGCTTAGTCTTTCCAGAAGAGTTAAAAAGTATATTTGCTAAGGTAGATACTGGTTCAAGTGATACAGCTGTAGCTGCAAAAGACAAAACAGCTGATACATTTAATGATATTGAAAAGAATCTAATTACATCAGCTGTAAAAATTTATAAGTATGGAGAAGGTGAGGACAAGGAGCTACAAGGTGCAGACTTTATTACAGTTGAAAGAGCTCGAGATGCACTCTATACAAAGTATTTAAGTAGAAGTGATGAACTTCAAACTCTAATAGAAAATAGACCAGTTGGTAAGTCTGCTAAAAGTATAGAGCTAGACTTTATACAAAAAATATTTGAAAAAGACATACTACCGAATATTCAAAAAGGTGTATATGATAAAGCTGGTACTGCTGGTGTAACTAAACAACTTATCTTTAATAAAGGTGTACTACTTGAACAGTTTGAAGCTAACCCAGATCTTCAGAACTCTGTTGTTCCTGTTGGACTAGCAGAGAAAAATAATTTTGAAAGAAGTAAAGGTTTCTTTGATAGTGGCATGACTATAAACAGAGATGTTCTGACATTCTATGAAGATGTACCAATGTTCAAGGTTATGAATGATGGTACAAAAGTACCTATGACAAACCTAGAAAAGCTGGTACATAGAGCTAAAGCTATAGGTGCTCTATCTGATAAAGATAGTGATGGTATACTAGAGTACGATGATACAAGAAAGTACTTTACAATGAAAGACCTTGCTAAGTTACGTAAACAGCCAACAGACGGCAAGTATTTACAGATTACTGCTGACGTTTTACCTAACTTTAAAGAAGCATTACTAGCTATGAAACCTAGTGCAAGTTCTAGTTTTGATTCATACGAAGCTAACTTTCCTACTACAGGTAGAAGTGCTCCAAGAAAAGATAACTTACAAAACTTATCACTAGAGGAAATACAAGCTCTTGTCTTGACTCACGATATGAACAAGATAGGTTACTTTGAACTTGATGGCAACAGATTATACAACACTATCAATGAGTTGACATCAAAAGGTATGATAAAAAAAGATCAGAAGTTTGACCAGAACGCACAGTTCTATGTTAGAATGTACATGTTACAGAAAAACATAAACCAACGCAGAAGGTCTTTATCAGGTCTTACAGTATTACCATTTGCTAAAGGTGAGCAACCACTTACTATGGGTATAGGTGGTAAAGGGACAGACGGTGGCACAACTACACTAGGAAATACACAAGACGATTCTGACTGGTTGGGTATACCTAACTTTAGTCTTAATGATCTAGAGATAATGAGAAGAGTATTTCCGTTAATGGAGGCACATCCTATGTCAGACTTTGCAACCATGACAAAAGATGTAAGTAAAATATTCTTAGATGAATTAAGTAAAGATGGCGGTAAGAAGTTCTTTGAGAAAGACAGATACTTACAGCACGAAATAAGTAGAAAGGCTATCTTAGATGCCTTGACACCAAAACCAGTAGACACAACAAAACGTAAGAGAAACTAATGGAAGAAGATTACGGTATTGACGTTGAAGCTGCTAGAAGTGCTGGTAATAAGTACTTTGAATTTCTTGACGAATACGAAAAGAAAGAGCAGGCAGACGGTGCAATACAACAAGAACAAGCTGCTGAAGAACAGCAAGTCAAAGACGAATTAGAAGATCCAAGAGATGCCAATACGTGGGGTGCTAAAGCCTTAATTAAAGAAGGTCAATCCATCCTATCTGGTGGTCTACAAGATACTGCATCTTCTATTGCAACCTTCGGAGAGCGTACAGTAGATGCGTTGTCTGGAGAAATGCAGAGAGAAAAAGAAGAAAACGGATTCTACAAACCAGAGTGGACTCCTTTTGACTCTTACGATAACCCTATTGAAACTAAAACATGGTGGGGTAAACAGCTACGTGCATTAGTTCATTTTGGATCTCTAGCAGCTGGTACAGTACTAGCAGCTAAAGGTATAGCAGCTACAGGTATTGTATCTATACCAGCAGGCTTAACAGGTATTGCTGGTAGTAGCATTGCCAGAGGTGCGGCTATTGGTGCTGTGTCTGACCTTGTATCTAAAGAGTCAGACGAAATGAACGCTATGGGTGCATTGCGTGACAGATATGGCTGGTTTGATACACCACTAGCTACCAAAGACACAGATCATCCTGTTATGATGAAAATAAAAAACATCGTAGAAGGTATGGGTATAGGTCTATTTTTTGACGGACTAGCATACGGCCTAAAGAAGGGTAGTAAGCCAGTACTAGATCAGATATCTGCTAGAA